ACTACACTTCCTGGTGGACAAAACCTTGGAGAACTTACTGATATTGAATATTTCCAAACTAAACTTTATAAGTCATTGAATGTTCCATCAAGTAGACTTGACAGTCAAGGTGGATTTAATTTAGGTAGATCATCAGAGATCTTAAGAGATGAACTTAAGTTTACTAAGTTTGTAGGTAGACTCCGTAAGAGATTTGCACAAGTCTTTATGGATATGCTTAAGACTCAATTAATTCTGAAGAATATTATTACTCCAGATGATTGGGAAGGTCTAGAAGATCATATTCAGTTTGATTTCTTATATGATAATCATTTCTCAGATCTTAAAGAGAATGAACTCCTAAATGAGCAACTTGGTGTAGTTGCTGCAATGGAACCATATATGGGTAAATATTTCTCTGCACAATGGTTGAGAACTAAAGTTCTTAAACAGACTGAAGATGATATTAAGGAAATGGATAACCAAATGAAGAGGGAAATTGAGGATGGAATTATACCTGATCCAAATATGCCTTTAGATCCAGGAACTGGAATGCCTGTAGATCAACTTGCTAATCCAGCAGAGAATCCTAACTCAGAAATGAATTTAGGTGCTCCTGTAAATGAACCAAGTCTAGATGCTGGAAGCGATAAAGCGACCCAAATAAAAATGCCAAAAGGTGGAGAGATATAAATAATTCTTAGTTAATTTGTGACAAAATGGATGATTTAGTGGATTTAATGATTGATAATGAATCCCCAACCGACATAACTGATAGAATAAAGGAACTCCTTTATGCTAAAAGTTCAGATAGTGTTGAAGGGTTAAGACCTTCTGTTGCAGCAGGTCTGTTTGGTGATGATAGTGAGTTTGATCAAGACGTTGATCTTGATGCAAGTGTCACTAATGAAGTAGAACAGGAACCCGAAGAGGAGTCAAATGACTAGACTTTTAGTAAAAGGTACACAGGCAGCATGTCCTACTGGTACTGGTACTGCATCAACTTTTGATAATGCAACTGTAGTAAGGTTAGTTAATACTGCTGCTGGTGCTGATCATTTAGTTACAGTAGTAGAAGCAGCAAATGGTGCTGTTGTTGGAACCTTTACTATTATGAGGTCAACCTCTGAGGTAATTGAGAAGCAACAAGCACATGCGATATTCGCAGCAAATGCTGCAGTATTAGGTGCAAAAGTAGGTTACACGAATTAAAAACGATGAAATTAATCACAGAAGAAGTATCTAAGGTTAAATTTATTTCCGAAGGTAAAGGTGCAAATAAAAAACTATACATTGAAGGAGTATTTCTTCAAGGTGGTATAAAAAACCGTAATGGTCGGATGTACCCTGTAGAAACTCTTTCTCGTGAGGTTGGTCGTTATACCGAATCTTTCGTTAAGAAAGGTCGTGCTTTAGGTGAGTTGGGACATCCAGATGGTCCAACTGTGAATTTAGATCGTGTTTCACATAAGATTACTTCTCTCGTTCAAGAAGGAAATAATTTTAGAGGTAAGGCACAATTGCTTTCAACTCCAATGGGTAAGATTGCATCATCTCTTATAGATGAAGGCGTGACACTTGGAGTATCTTCTCGTGGTGTTGGATCACTAAGAGAGGATAATACTGGAGCAAAAGTGGTTGGCGAAGACTTTCAGTTAGCAACTGCTGCTGATATTGTCGCTGATCCTTCCGCACCTGATGCGTTTGTTAATGGTATCATGGAAGGAAAAGAGTGGGTTTGGGAAGGTGGAAACCTTCGTGAGCAACTTGCGTCACGCACAAAAAGGCGTATTAACACTCTAGTTGGTCAAAAACGTTTGGAAGAGCAGAAATTAAGTCTCTTTAGTGAGTTTTTATCAAATCTTTAAATTATAAATAAATATAGTAAAATTACTAAGGTAATCGGAGAGTTTCAAATGTCCCGTGGCAAACAATTACAAGAAATGGAAGTAGGCACAAAACAATCCAAGACCGTCGTTAATGCTAATGCAAAAGCTGGCGATCCAATGCCTAAAGCTGGAAGCAATGCTTCCAACACTGTTACCCCTGGTAACGGAGGCACTTGGGAGGATCTTGGAGGACCTACCCCAGATAACTACAAAGTCGATGACGACTCTGCTAAGTTAAAGACACCTGGTGCATCTTTATCACAAGTTAAAGATGTGGTAAACAAAGGTGCAAAGTCAGGCGTTAAAGCTGGCGATGTCCAACCTGGGACATCTCTCAAAAAAGAGGAAGTGGAAGAGGATCAAGAAGTGGTTGCAGAAGAGGAAGTTTCTACTGAGGAAGTAGTTGCTGAATCTGAAGTAACTGAAGAGGAAGTTGTTGAAGAAGCACCTTCTAAACTTCGTCAAAAGATGAAGGAAGCAATTGATTCCCCAGAAACCGAAGAAGTTGTTGCAGAATCTGAAGCAACTGAAGGTGAAGTTGTAGAGAGCGTCGATGATGACGTTGCTGCACTTCTAGAAGGAGAGGAACTTTCCGAAGAATTCCAAACAAAAGCAAAAACAATCTTTGAAGCAGCAATCAATTCTAAAGTTGCTAAGATTGAAGAGCAATTGGAAACAGATCATGTTAAAGCTCTGACTGAAGAAGTCACAGAGTTTAAGAATGAACTTACTGAAAGAGTTGATTCTTATCTTGAATACGTAGCCAGTGAGTGGTTACAAGAGAACAAACTTGCCGTAGATCAAGGACTTAAAGGAGAATTATCCGAGTCATTCCTTGGTGGCATGAAGAGTCTTTTTGAAGAACATTATGTATCAATCCCTGAAGATAAATATGATGTCCTTGAGAGCATGGTAAATAAACTTGATGAAATGGAGTCAAAACTCAACGAGCAAATCGAATCTAACGTTGCTCTAAATAGGAGATTAGCAGAATCTACATCAGATGGAATCTTAAGTGAGGTATCTGAGGGACTGGCAGTTACTCAGAAAGAAAAACTTGCATCTCTAGCTGAAAGTGTTGAGTTTGAAAGTGAAGCCGATTACCGTGAGAAACTAGTTACTTTGAGAAATTCTTATTTCCCAACAAAACAAGTAGTTAGTACTCAAAGTGATAGCTCTGATTTAATTACTGAAGAAAATGCTCCAGAAGTTCAGGCAACTGGACACATGGCGAATTATCTAAGTACTCTTCAGAGAGTCGCTAAAAAGTAATTTATACATTATCTCAAACCCTATACTTTTAAAAAAAGAGGAAAAATCAAATGCAAATGTTCAATGCTGAACAACTGCAGGAGAAGTGGGCCCCATTACTAGATGCAGAAAGTGCAGATCCAATTAAGGATAAGCACCGCAGAATGGTTACCGCAGTTCTCCTGGAGAACCAAGAAAAATTTATGAATGAGGAAAGAAACTTCCTCACAGAAGCACCTACTAACTTAGGTAACGCAGCTGGTGCTTCAGGTGGTTTCGGTGGTGGTGCTACAGCTGGTGGTCCAGTTGCAGGTTTCGACCCCGTACTTATTAGTCTTATCCGTCGTTCAATGCCTAACTTGGTCGCATATGACCTAGCAGGTGTTCAACCAATGAACGGACCTACAGGACTTATCTTCGCAATGAGATCTCGTTACGAGAATCAAAGCGGAACAGAGACATTCTTCGATGAAGTCGATACTTCATTCTCTGGTCAGGACGATGGTAACAACCTTACTCAAGGTGATTACACTGGTGGTTCTGATGACGGAACAGCAGTTGGTTTCGGTACTACTTCAAGTACTGCACAAGGATCCAACCCTGGTGCTCTAAACCCAAGTTCTAATGCTACTCAGGCAGCATATGCAACTGGTCAGGGTATGCAGACTGGTGACTCTGAGGCTCTAGGAGATGCCGCAGGTAATCAGTTTAACCAGATGGCATTCTCCATCGAGAAGGTTACTGTTACTGCTAAGTCTCGTGCGTTAAAAGCAGAGTACAGTTTGGAACTGGCTCAAGACCTTAAGGCAATTCATGGTTTGAATGCTGAAGCGGAATTGGCAAACATTCTCTCAACAGAGATACTTGCTGAAATTAACCGTGAAGTTATTCGTACCATCTACAAAGTTGCTAGAACTGGTGCTATCGCTAATACCGCAACAAACGGTGCGTTCGATTTAGACGTTGACAGTAATGGTCGTTGGTCTGTTGAGAAATTCAAGGGACTACTCTTCCAGATTGAAAGAGATGCCAACGCAATCGCACAAGAAACTCGTCGTGGAAAGGGTAACATGATCCTTTGCTCTGCTGACGTTGCTTCTGCATTGACAATGGCTGGTGTTCTTGATTACACACCTGCTCTTAATGCTAACCTTAATGTTGATGACACAGGCAATACATTTGCTGGTGTACTTCAAGGTAAGTATAGAGTATACATCGACCCATATTCTGCAAACGTACAAGACAATCAGTACTACGTTGTTGGATACAAAGGTTCTTCTCCTTATGATGCTGGTCTGTTCTATTGCCCATACGTTCCTCTACAGATGGTTCGTGCAGTTGGCGAGAACACCTTCCAGCCAAAAATTGGATTTAAGACTCGCTACGGCATCGTCGCAAACCCATTCGCTGAAGGAACCACTCAGGCACTCGGTGCTATCAAGGCGAACGCTAACCGTTACTACAGACGTGTTAAAGTTCTTAACCTCATGTAAGAAGAAAGGATATATTTCCTTTAATAAAGAGACTCCTTCGGGGGTCTCTTTTTTTGTCTAAATATATCAGGAGACCTGTGTTCTATAATGAAATCGTACCAGCAATTCATGGAAGGAAAGAAAAACTGTCCTTCAGGAAAATATTACTGTAATGATAAAAAGAAATGTATGCCGATTCCTCGTGGGTATCATGTAGGAAGAGGAGGTTATTTGGAGAAAGATGATGATTCTGAAAAAAATGATTCTAATGGTAATGGGAGTAGCAATGGTGGCAGTGGGAACGGAAATGGTGGTTACAGCAACGGTGGAAATGGTAACGGGGGTGGAAACGGAGGTGGTGGAGAATGAAAAACTTTAAACTTTTCTTAGAGAATGCTAAAGAAGCAAAAAATAAAATATCTTCTTTAGGAGTCTATAAAGTAGTAAGAAAAAAAGGTGGTATTGATCCAACAACTGGTAAAATGTCTTATGGTCGAAAAGAATTAAGAGATCCTCTTACTGGAATGACTCCAAAGGATTTTAAAGATAATAAAGATCGCAATAAGAAAGATGATAAATGAAGAGGGTCTGACTGATGAGCAATTCAAAGAACTTGCTAAACAAAAAGGTGTTAAGTATCCTGATTTCAAAAAGAAAGCAGATGCTGCTAAGAAGAAACAAGTAGAGGAAGGAGGAAAGTAAAATGGCAGGTTTAGGAGTTTACGCAAGAAAAACTTGGGAGAAGTATCGTAAAGATGCTGAATCTGCCAAGGCTAGAAAGAGAAGAGAAAAGAATGTTGCTGACAGAAGTGCTGCAGAGAAAAAAATTATACAATGGAGAAAAGATAGAGAAGAAGAAGAAAGAAAAAAATATGTAAATGATTTTGATTTTGGTAAATCAATTGATGAAGATGCACCACCTCGTGAACGTAAAGCTATTGTTGGTTCTGATGGTAAGGTGAGATTCTTTACACCTCCTATCGATTTAAGAACAACTGAAAAGAAACAACAAGCTTTACAAAATAAAGTGAATGCCAAATACGGGAGGCAAAAATAATGCCACAAACTTGGAAAGTAACGCAATTATCTAATAGAAACTTTTTATCCCCTGTAGGATTTAAGTTTGCTATTAGTAAAGTACCCAAAGCAGATTTTCTTTCAAACTCTGCAATGATTCCTGGTATCAATTTAGGTTTTGCATTACAACCAACTTATTTGAAAGACATACCAGTTCCTGGTGATAAAATGTCTTATGAAGATTTTAGTCTAAGATTTTTAATAGATGAAAACTTAGAGAACTATCTTGAAGTTCACAAGTGGATGAGAGGACTAGGTTATCCTGCAGACATTGAAGAATTTGCAAATTTAAAAAGGGAAGATCAATACATTCAAGATACTAGTGGTAGATCCCCATATAATGAATATTCTGATGCAACTTTATTGATCTATAATAGTTCTTTTAATCCAATAGCAAAAGTCAATTTTAAGGATGTTTTTCCTGTAGGATTATCCGCAGTTAACTTTGATGCAACAAAAGAGGATATTGAATATGCTACGGCCACAGCTACTTTTAAGTATTCTATATATGATATAGAGGTGATAACATGATTTTATGGATCTTGATGAAATTCAGTCGTTATGGAATGAGGACTCAAAATTAGACGCAGATAATCTACATACTGAATCTACTAACATTCCTGCATTACATGCAAAGTATTATAGAATATTAAATAAATTTCTTCTTCTCAAAAAAATGGAGGAGAATAAATTTAAGGTATTAAAGAAAGAAAAATGGCAATATTACACAGGAAAGGCAGATCCTGAAATTTATATTGACAAACCTTTTGACCATAAGGTCTTAAGGCAAGATGT